TGCTTTACTGCGTCGGCCTCTTGCAGCTCGGGCAGGCCTTCATAGAGACCCAAGCTGTCTTTGATCTTTGTCTTGCCCGCAATATAATGTTTCAGAACATTGATATGCTCAGGATGGACCTTACCTACGTGGCGAACGGAAAACACAGGACGCTGCTGGTTGCGTGACATATCACGCTGATATACGTGGTGATGTGACTTTTCGCCTGTTTGATTATTAGTCACAGTAACCTTTGTGACATGACCATATTTTTCGCCGTCGCCCTCGTTAGCATGGACACCTAGATTCTTCAACTTCCGCAGATCAGCAGCAACGTGCTCAGGTGCTCCGACTTCGTTGCGAAGATCGTGGGGCTGCCCGCCTGTGATTGTGTAATGCTTATAGCCGACGCTGCCTTCTGTGATGTAGGCTTCTTCGGCAACACGATGCATGGCCAGGCCTTTCCTGGCTAGATGGCGAGCGACGTTTTTCACCGGGTTTCCGAAGCGATCCTTATGCGGACCTGCTTTCGCATAGGGCTTATCAAACGGCGGCTCCTTATCACCTGAAGGAGTTTTGAGACTTGATTGCGTTCCCTTCATCGCTTCATCCACAGCAGCGAGCAGTGAATCAGGAACGCCTTTTTTGAATTGATTATAGTCCATTTCTTCTCCTTGGGTGCTTTTCTGTATTTATAGGAACGAGGATTATAGAGACGCTTTTAGCATCCATTCATGTTTTTTGTGTGCATCGAGACGACCTTCTAGGAAATTGACTAGGCCGCTCTCGCCGTAGGTATCAGCTAGATCTCTAGCCGCTTTGATTGAAGTGTAAACGCTAAAATTATCAGCATACAGATTCTTTAGCATGTCCGACGCGGGCACGATCAGAGTCTCGTCTTGTATGTTAGATAGCTCTATAAAGCGACTAAATGCACCCGGTGCATAAGCGCCTTGGGCTCTGATTTGTTCAGCAAAAGGATCGATGCTCCCGCCGACTTCTGCATAAAGGTCCCCGAAGAAATCATGATACATCGGGAACAAAGGCCCTTCAACGTTCCAGTGATAATTTTGCGCCTTCAAGTAGAAAGCATATGTGTTAGCAAAGGCCATTTTTAGTTGTTCTATTAGATCATTCATTTCATGCTTCCTTTGATTGTTTTCTACCAGGCCTTGCAGGACCAATAGCGGGCTTTGTTTTTCGGGCCGGGATTATCGCAGTTGTGACGAGCTCTAAATGATTTACGGCGAGCAGGAATGTCCTTCTTGATCGTCATGTTCTTATCGCCAAAGTTTACCTTTTGCGCTTTTCCATCGCCATCAAGATCGACAAAGACCTTGGACTTTTTAACATCGCCAGGCAGACGCTTGTTTAGCGGGACCTTCTTGCCCTGGTATGTTGCCTCGGCCAATCTCGGCTTCGGGCGGGCGTTATCATTAGTGGGGATTTTATCATTGGGGGTAGGTTTCTTTTTAGCACCAGACATAAATCGTCTGCCGAGCGCCACGGGGCGGCCATCATCGTTAGCAGGCCACGGCAGTTTAGTTTTTTCCTCATAATTTTTTTTATGTATTGCATTTAACTGCGCCTGCATGGCCGCGGCAGCTTTATTAACATCACCGGTGCGCTTCATGACTTTATAGCCAGTTTCGATAGCAGCCAACACATCATCTTCTGTGACATACGGCTTAAGCAACGAAAGCGGGATGTACTTTCCTTTGAGCAAATTAGCTTTGTATTTTTCTGCAGCTTTTAGCCGAGCGTCATGCCGATCACCAAACGACACAATATGGGCCGAGCGCGCTTCATTGATAAAATCTTTGAAACGTAGCATCATGGAGTTCCGTCTGTTAAGTTGCCCGACCCAATAATCTTCCGATTGACTTTTTGTTTGCGCACAACAGTTTTACCTGAGGCGGTTCTAACAACAACACCCTTTGTGTCTGCAGACCGCACTTCTTCCTTAAGCGTATCGACTAGCTTGTCATTTACATATAGATTATGAGAAATGCCACGGCCTGGATTGAGTTTTGTTAATTGTGTGTGCCTATCACGCGCCGCTTTTTCATCAGCATGCTTGGATATTGCATCATACAGCTTGGACTCGTCGCCATTTTTCTTGAGTCGAACGAGTTTTACTTGCTTTGCTTCATCTTTCGCCTGTTTGCGAAATTTGCTAATATCTCCCGCAGCTTGCTTCCACCCTTTGATTTCTTCACCTAGGGCTAGCTCCAGGCGTTCGTCTAGCTTGTGGCGAATTGATGCTTGCCTGGCCATAGAAGTGTGCGCCTGCGCTGTGCGGCGAACGTGTTGAATCTCGGGACGTAGTTCGTCAGTTCCTCGAGCCCTAAGTTCAATCTTATGACGAGTTTTTTTGGTGTGCTTCGGCTGTTCTTCCTGAGCGACTTGTGCGAACAGATCGTCGAGATCTTTGTTGACGTTTCGTTCATATAAATCATAGTCCTCATTCATCGCCGTCCTGCCGCCAGCAACAAAGGAGTTGACACGATCAAAAGCGGATCGTTGGTCGCCCATGCTGGAAACAAACCCACGGCGGAAAACTTCTTCTAGTGTAACATATGGAATGTTTGCTTTGGTCGCTTTATTAGTAAGGGACCCAGCCACCTTCTCGGTGATAGCGCGTTCTGTGACGGCCTGCATCATTTCATGAACTAACTGATCGATGCTAACTGCATTAAGTTCTTCGTTGCTCATAGCGGGGTGAGGCAATTCTTTTTGACCAGAGTGGTAGGCCTTCAATCTTTCGAATTCTGCATTTTTCACTCTATTCAAAATTCTGCCAGCGAGACGCTTTACAGCAGCCTTTCGCGACTGCATCAATCGATCAATCGTTGTTTTTTCTGACACAGTAAGGCTATCATAGTTTTTGCCGCCCGAAAGGCGCTTACGAATGATATCGCGTGCTTTGTTGGTTGCTCTGATTTTTAATTGATCGCTGGAAGCCATACGCTTCCTAGCCATCTCTTTCGCTCTCAGGATTTTTCGTTCGTTACGACGCATCACCATTCCGCGCCGACGCCGCTGATCAGGAGTCAACGCTTCAGTGAGATCGAGCCCTTCTTTTTCTAGCTCTTCTGCTAATTCTAGTCCCAGGCGAGTTAGGTCGAATATCTCATCAGCGTGAGCTTGAATGCGTGTAGGCAGGCCCTGTTTGAACGCCGTTGGGTTTTTTGCCCGAACGGCTTCGCGCATCTTGGACGCCGACATGCCTGCAACAGAATCATCATCGGGATCTCGGTCGCCAGCAGAAATAACCTTGATGCTATCAAAGCTGTATTCTTTTCCGTTGTATGCGTTTAGAAGATCCTGGAAACTTTTTACTCTATCCGAGCCGACCACCATATACAAGTCTTTGTATTTGCCGTGAAGAGACTTCAGAACCTCAAAGATAGTTTTAGCCTCAGAGGGCTGCACAATCGACCCGAAGGCCTTTGACGCAAAGCGCACTTTATCGGCGTAATTTAAAGGATTTTTTTTCTTATCTTGGTTGTGTGATAAAAATATCATAGGCGAGGCTCTATACTGCTTCGCGACACCAAGGAGCTTATTGACTAGTTTTTCATGTCCAACAGTAGGAGGGTTCATTCTGCCAAAAGAGAAGACCGCGGCCCCACGAGACTGTTCATTTACCTGTTTGCCAATTTGAGGAGAGACATTAATCGTATCAGCTGGTTGGCCTGTCATGGTCCGACCACCCTTTACGCCAGTTACAGGTTTTTTCTTTTTGTTTTTTACATCATTCATTCTGAGTTTTCCTAGGACTTATCAGCTACAATCTCGTGGGGTTGGTCTAGCCCTTACCACTCTGTATTTATACATAATTCATTTTACAGTTGACAACCAGAACAGACAGCGTTATAATAGATTATGTAGTAATGAAGGACTATACAACCTTATAGATTACATCCGAAACTGATTTGTCGACTTTTTTATACCCATAAGGCGAAAGCAATGCTTGCAAATCAGATTCTAGAGTGTTGTTCTCGAGAATGGTGCCGTTGTGTGCTAGTCCTTCTTGCTGCTGCGTATCAAACCAAGAAAGATATCCTAGCTCGCAGGAAATAACGGGCTTGTATTTTTCAATAGTTTCGAGAGCACCTCTGAGGACATTTAGTTCGTAATACTCAACGTCTAGTTGGATGAAACTGCAATCTGGAAGATTTAACGAATCTATCGTAAGCATGGGAATAATAGATTCCGTTTCATTGATAGTATTCATACCCTGATTGCCTGCAAATGGCCTGTTCACACTAATAGGCTTATGCCTGTGTCCCAATGCTGCTTGCATTTTGATAATATTGTCTTTTTGACAGTTCATTGTCAGCGCGAAAAAATTGATAGGGTCTGGTTCAAATGTGTATACGATGTTAAACATCTCAGACAACAGTCGAGGATACATTCCCATACACCCGCCCGCCTGAATACAAACGTTCCAGTCTGTGATGTGTTGCAGATACTTTTCTTTGTGGGAAATTTCCCAGTCGAGAGAAATACCTTCAAACGTTTCCTTATCAGAAGCCTGCCAAACCCAGGGCCCAATGTCATCGACTAACTGCTCACGGCAATGCATCAAATTCACATAATCATTCATCATTATCTCTGCCATCCTTTTTTCACATCCGCCGAGAAATTCGCGCGGCTAAATTCTAACCGGTCAACGAGTTTGACCGCTTTGCCCAGATGATCTATCGCAACATATCCTTCTGGGGTGGTAACCTTGAACCCGGTGCTGGTGCTCAGCATAGTTTTCAGCGCAGAAACTGTGTTCAGTTTTTTGATTATGATTTCTTTTGCGTCAACAAACAAATTCATGAGTTCGAATACCTTCACGATATCTGCTTTACTGTGATCTGTGAAATATTTCAGTGCCGCTTTGCGCTTGTCAACCTGAACAGATTTTCCCTTTTCTGTTTTTTTCTGATCGACTTGTTTCTGATAATAGTCGTGGATATAATGCATCAATGAAGTGACATGTGCGGCAGGATTTGAGACCCGCTCGCCCGCTCGCACCTTCGTGTTATTGTAGGTCATAATCTTGAGCTGCAAGTCTTCATTGTTGTAAATATCGTTTAGCACGGGTGCGGGAATAGTTTTCAGAAGTTTTCCCGCTGATGATAGAATGGCAGTAACTTGCTCTGTTTCCGCTTGAGTCATCGTAGCAAGACCTGACTGATCTTTAAAGGTGGCATCGGTGTGCCAAACCCCTCGCGTTTGCTTCAGTTTATCGGAAATACTTTTCCCGAAAGACGCGGACATGGTGTCGAAAGAGTCGCCTGTGTAGGTTGTGTGCCAAACGACGCCGATTTCTGCTGCTGCTATTTTTCTTCCTAGCGCTGACTTAACAGGGACGGCATATACAATCGTGTTTGGCTGGAATGTCAAATAATCTTCCCCGTCTATTGTCTGTTGATTGACGGTGTCTGCAGTGAAAAGAAGGTCGCCCTGCACAACATTCTCGATGCCTAGCTTAGAAAAATGTTTTAAGGCCATCTTGAGTTTTGTAGCTAGGTCACCTGAAGTGTCAGCATTGATATCAGCATCGGTTTTGTAGACCTTGGGATTTTTGTTGAAAATGCCTTTTTTGGCTACGAAAAACTTACCATCGGACGGGTCAGTGCCCGCAATGATAGCAGGGGCACCGTCAAACTTGACTGTAACGTTCACAGCGGCCGCAGCATGTCCTGCGAGCATGTTTCTCAAGTTCTGCAAATAATTGATTGCCGATCTAGCGCCTGAAACGCCCGATAGGAAAACTGCATCCTCGATATGATCCATATGAGTATTGATTTGGCGCTCCTCCGAAATGAAACTCGAAAAAGATAACGCGCGGCGGCGTAAGGCCATTGTTGTCATATGAAGTTACCCTAGGATTGATAGATTGTGCATACTATTATATATCATAAAAAAAGCCCCGAAGGGCTTTACTGTTGGGCTACAAACCACTCGGGTGGAGGCCTTTTGGTGTATTTTTTGATATACATTTTTTCGTGTATGTAATATGATCGATAGCTAGCAACAGGGTCGCCAGCAATGACAAGATGATCTGGCATACAACACGGCATTTCAGTGAAGTCGGTTTGTTTCAAATTGAAAGGTGGCGACTGAAGTTCATATCCCATTTTGATAATAGACGCATGTGATTGAGTTTTTTCGTATCTGTAACGATACTCAGCGTCCAAAGCAAAAAAATGATCTACAAGCCAGTTGTAATTTTCAACAGAATTTCGACACCATATTGCTGACGGGTGATTGATATGCGTTGCGCGATAGAAAATACTATCGCGATTGTCATCAAGAACCCAGTGTTTTTTCTTTTTGTGTTTTATGCCGAACTCGTCTACCCAGCCCGCAGTGATGGTTTCAGTTCCATCAAGCACTCGATGCGCTGTGGACAAGAGCTGCGCGGTTTCAAGAATCATTTTCACAACATGCTTGTCTAGCATCATTTGTGCTGATTCAACAGGATCTTTGGATAGGTAAAATATATTCATGGGATCTTTATTATTTAACGACAAGCCCGAACTTCGGCGTCGGGGTTCTCAATACAGGCTTCCAGATATTTTTCGACTGCGGTCACCAGCTCTTCATAAGTTCCCCAACCATTTTCAGGGTTGAACTTGTGGAAGTGATCAGGGTTACCCAGCAACGTTTCCAGACCAGCGGTCAGAAGCGGAACCAGTTGTTCAGCGGTAGTAACATTGATTTCTTCGGGGCGCCACAGAGCCTCGTAGATACCAGCTTCACTAGCCATCTTGCCCAGATTGTGTGTGATATTCCACTGAAACACTTCAGTGGGTTCCGTAACAGTCAGCATAACGTCTAGCGACATAATATATTCCTTCAATTCATCCTATATTTCAAACTAGCACAATTTCGAATTAATGTCAAGCGGTATTTTCACAGGTTTCTAATTTCAACCTTTCTCTTGCGATACGCACCGACGCCACATCAATATCTATACCATGCGAGGACCTACCTGCCTCACGAGCCGCTTGCAGGGTTGTGCCGCTGCCCATAAAAGGGTCCAATACGGGGCCCGAACCCCCTGCATAAGCAATTGCCCTTGCAGCTAATGCAACAGGGAAAGACGCCGGGTGTGGTAACTCTTTTTTTCTCGTAGGGTAAGGCACATACCAAATGGTGCCCGCGCACCTCAGGTCGGCTCGGCCCTCGGCGCCGAAGCGAGTGATGTTTGATTTGTCGGCGTAAGGCACCCCCACTGCCAATCGGTCAACATCTACCGGTGCTTTAACAACATGCAGGATCAATTCGTGCCCGCTGTTTAGATATTTGGTGCTGTTGATGGGTTTCACATGCCCTCTGGAAACTCCGTCAACCGCCACACTTTTAGCCCACACGATGCTGTTCTGTATAATGAAACGGCTAGCTATAGCGCCTAGTGTTTTATACAGAGCCGTCTGGCCAGATGGGCTGCCGCCTATATTTAGCAAGACGCCACGGCGAGACACACGAGTAGCTTCAGACAGCCAGCGTAGTGTCCATTCGTCATAATCCTCGCGGCGGTCTGAAAAACCAGCGTAGTTGATGCCGATGTTGTAAGGCGGGCTTGTTACACAAACTTCAAAAGTGTTATCGGGAACCTGGCGTAACAATTGTATGCAGTCGCCGAGCTCTACCGTCGTAGTTACAATCACTTTATTTTCCTCGGACTCTAATCATATATTTCAAACTAGCATAGTTTCGAATTAATGTCAAGCAGCATCTGCCAAAAAAAAGCAGCCCGAAGGCTGCTTTTTATAAGCGAGGACGAGAGGAACCCCACCTGCCTTTCGGCGTTCTCGTCAATTCCATTCTGCCGGAGCAACTTGCCGCTAGTGTGCATATAGCACACTTACTCGCTATAGGTTTATATTTATATAAAAATATCACACCCTCTTCATTTTTTTTGTATTTTTTTCAAAAAAAATGCAGGAGTGAACCCTTCAAACCCGCCGCTTTTCTGTCTCGGCGGCGCACTTTCTGTGATAACAAACTTTCCTTGCGCGGGTCCTGAAGCCTTGATTGCATAATTCATGTCGATACATCCTATGTGAAGTTAGAAAATTTGTCTTTGAACTTAGACGACTTACCTTCATCGTTTATTCGGTGTCCAATTTCAGTATGGTCCATCACGGGCCCATCTAGAATATCTCGTTGTGCTTCTTGCTCGGTGTCATACAATCTCATTTTCGCCTTATCGACACCTATGACGAATCTTTTATAATAGTCAGGATCGTTGTATCTGTTCTTTAGCTGCTTGACCATTATCTGACCCAGCGACGCCAACTCCTCGGATGTGATCAATGCAAACATGAAGTCGGCGGTAGCAGGCAAACCAAAACTCTCAGATGTATCCTCGAGACCCACATCTGATGAAGAAAATCCAGACCTGGTTGTTTGTGTTGCCGAGAAGATAGGCACGTTGAATTCTACTGCCAGTCCTCGTAGTTCTTCAGCAATTGCTTTGATGTAAGTATATGAGTTTACGTTCGCGCCCTGCTTGATGCGCGAGGAAGTGCAGATGTTTAGGTAGTCAATGTAAATGATCGAAGGAACGAAGTTCTTCTTGATCTTGAGTTCATTCAAAAGGTGTCTGAAATTCGCCGACCCTGCTGATGCAGTCGGGTATTCCTTGATGATCAGTTTACCTTTGCACTTCTGCTTAACTCTATCCATACGTTTGAAATACATGTCATCGGGCACAGTGGCAAGCTCACCAATAGGAATGTCCAGAAGATTTGCATCAATTCGTTCAGCAACCCTTTCCTCGGCTAGTTCGAGTGTGATGTATAGAACATTTTTGCCATCCATAAGATTGGCAGCAGCACAGTGACACATGAACAAAGATTTACCAACCCCAGTGCCTGCAAGAGCGATATTGAGGGTTTTATTAGGCAACCCGCCGTTGGTAATTTTGTTGAAGTATTCTAGATCAAACGTTGTTCGCTGTTCTTTCTTACGGTAGAACTCAAACCTTTCGACTGCATCATCAATAAAATCGTGACCGACAGAATTGTCAAAGGACACCCCTAGAGCATCAGAGAGAACTTTAGGGATGCTTCCTTTTGACAACCCGCCGCTTTTATCATCAAGAATCTTAATGGATTCCATGATTGCATTGTAGATTGCTTTGTCTTGACAAAACTTTTCAGTTGTGTTAAGCAACCATTCCACGTTGTCATTGTCTCCCTTGTTGGAAACAATGTCACGAATTAGCGCATCACACGCCACGAAGTCATCTGCGCTGATATCAGTTTTATTGTTGAGGTCGACTAGTAGCGAATCTTGCCCAGGAAACGAGTTATAGGAACCCACATAATCACTGATGAGCTGAAAAATGATTTTGTCGGGTCTGTTGTGAAAATACTCGGGCGAAAGGAACGGAATAACCTTCCGACCAAAATCGTCGTTTGCTATGAGGTTAGCAAGGATTACCGACTCGGTGCGCATATATTAGTCCTCTGCAATTGTTTCATAGACCTCATCAACCGTGTCCTCATGTTGCATAATAGGTCCGTGGGAGATTTGATAGCGATCCTTGACCCATTTGTTGAATAGGGGGCACGCCAGAATCGGTGCCCAAAACAGTTTTGTTTCAGTTTCTTTCAGGCGATACTTCTTCTCATCAACTTCTCCTGTTTCCATATCAACCCGCTGATACCACCCGTTCATAGGTTTGATAACGTGACCAGATTCGAGGGCCATATCAATCAAGCCTGAATACCGACCAATACCACCTTCGTATGATACGGTGACGGGAATTTTCGACTTTTCGCGAACATATCTTGACTTCTCAACGTTAATGATAAATGAATACCCCGTTACTTCGGTGCCTGTTTTTTCTTGTTGACGACCGACGATGAAAATGTTATCACTGCCATAATAACTGCCCGTGCCGCCGCCCACGATTGTTTTCGGAAACAGCGCCAGTTCCTGATACGTGTGGTTGATCACGATCATAGGAATATTTTTGATAACAAGTTGCGGTGTAACAATACGAAACAGCGACTTAAGGGCTTTCGCGCGTGACATATCAGCAACTGACTTCTCGTTCAGTGCATCCTCAGTTTCCTTTTTGGATGCTAGGTTACCGATTGAGTCGATCACAATGACAACATGATCTTTGCGGTCCAATTCCTTCAGTTGGTTTGTAACATCGAACTTCAGTTGCTCAACATCAGTCACCGGCGTATGTAGGACGCGCTTTTTATCAATGCCAAAAGAGTCGAAGTATGACTGCGGCGTGCCGAACTCGGAATCATAATATAGCAGAACCGAGTCGGGATATTGATCCATATACGCCTTTGCCATCAGCAGCGAAAACGCAGTTTTGAAGTGTTTAGAGGGACCCGCCCACATTGTAAGCCCTGGGGTAAACCCACCAGTCAGCGACCCACTGAGCGCAACATTCATCACAGGAATGGCGGTCGTAATCATGTCCTTCTCTGCGAAGAACTTTGAGTCCTCGAGAATGTCAGACATTTTGATGGTTGTGTTTTTTTGCAACTTAGCGATTAAAGACATGTAGATCCCTTTTTATGTGTGATTTTTCAGTATATGATGAGCTAGTGCATTTGTCAACTAGAATTCTTAATCGCATTCAATTTAACGATAAATTCAGAAATCTTGGTTGCTCGGTTGGGCCACTTGATGTATTCGTTTTTGTCTGCATCTTTAGCTAGATTATTGAGCAGCGGAAGAATGAGGTCATACATTTTATCGATT